GTGGCGGTTGGTGAACCGACATTCGGCACCGTACCACCAGCAGCAGCAATCGCTGAAGCCAACTCAAACGCCCGATTTGCAGCAGCAGCCTCTTGGTCAATCCGAGCCTGAGCCAAACGAGCCTGAATCTCCGCCAACGCATTCGCCTGAGCCTGCTCAGCCTGCGACTGGAACGTCGCACGCTGCGTACCAAGCGTCTCACCAGACAACCTGCGAGCCATCTGCAACTCCGCCAAACGAGACAAATCAGACTGCTGAGCAGCACCACTCAACACATTTAACAAATTCTGGAAACCAGCAGCACCCTGCTGAGCAGCAGCCTGCTCCGCAGCAACCTGCGCACGAACAGGCTCAGCCGAAACCCCATACGCAGACAGAATCTGCTCCATCGCATCCGGCGCTGTCCCAGCAGACACCTGAATGTCCCTGTACACGTCACTTGGATTCCGACCCAAGAAATCTTCCAACTGTTGATAACCCTGCGTCGTCAACCCCTCAGCCGTCTGATAACCAGCCGCAATGTTCGCCAACGCACGCCTGTACGCATCCTGAACCGCAGCCTCAGACCTTCCAGACTGCTCCTGAATCGCAGCAAGCAAACTGTCCATCCCTGTCCGCGCACCGCCACCAGCATAAAACTGTTGCATCGCACCCAACGAACGAGCCTGACGTGCGAGTTCGTCCTCATACTGCCGTTGCTGGAACGCGCGTGTCAACGCATCCTGTTCCTGACCGTACCCAAACTGGCGTTCTTGGAACGCGCGGTCCAACGCATCCTGACGACGTTGATAATCAAACTGGGCACGAGCCAACGCATCTTTTGAAGACGTGCCACCACTTGTTCCAAGCAAAGCCTTCAAAGTATCATCCATTTGCTTCTGCCAATTTGCGGAAGCCTGACCAACAGTTCCGGTGATGCGCTGATTCATCGCATCTTCTCTGCTCTTTTCCGGGTCAATCGTTATTGGCACTTGTGCAATGGTTGCACCAGCACCACTACGGGCGCGAAGATTCGGGTTCGTCTGACGACGGAACTCCGAATCAACAGGACCCTTATTCCCATAAGAAATGACACCACGAGCCATTACGCAACTCCTGCCCTGAACGCGAACAACTGGGCGGCAGCGTTCGCAATCTCTCTAGACTTTTCCGCCTCTAAATCCCCCAACGCGCGACGATACTGCTGCAACAAACGAGCATCCTCCAAATCAAACCCCCTCATCTGCTCAGCCTGACCCAAATCAAACTCAGACAACCCGCGCGCACGCTCACTGGCAAACTCCTGCATCGCACGATTGAAAATACCGCTACGCACATTCGGAGACACAAGATTCCTCTGCGAATACGCCCGAACCAACTGCGGTTGCGCAGTCTCATACTGACGCAACGCAGCCAACCGCTGACGTGCACCACGCTGCTGAGACAACGTGCGCGCATACTGATTAGCCGCAGCCGTAGACGCATAATTCTCCATGTAGCCGCGACGACGGGCCTCGTACAAACTAGGGTCGTACGCCATAACCTCTCCTGTCCATGCTTGCCACCAACCGCTTCAAATCCTCGACCTCTTTGCGCATCTCAGACAACTCGAACGACAACGACATGAAAATCTGTTGCAGACGACCTGCGTCGTCGGTCGTCAACGTGTTGATGAGCGGAGAGTTCCAAGGTGTGCGCATCATCCGAATACCTGCACACCCAAAACAATCTGGTCATCGTCACCGTTACCGCCACCGACACCGGGAGCCAACTTTGCGGCAGTAATCGCCGCATCGGCAATCTTTTGCGTAGTCACGGCAGAGTCCGCAATCTTGGCGGTCTCCACCGCACTAGTAGCAATCTTCGCAGCCGTAATCGCGGCAGCATCAATGTTCGCGCCGGTCGCAAGACCGTCAGCGAAGTTCTTCACCGCAGTGAAGTTGCTGTTCATCTCACCAGCCTCAATCACCGTGCCGGTAGTGAACGAATAAGGAACAGACAGAGGCATCAGCCACTCACCTTTCGGTTGTTGTACTTGTAAGTAATCGAATCAATCCCCCAACCACCGTTGCTCGGACCCGTGAACAACAACTGAACGCTGCGAGCCAACCCAAGTTGGCGACCGCTACGAACACTCACACCCTCCGACGCCACACCCCATGTCCCCGTACCCCAAGTTCCAGTACCCCAATACGCGCCAGTACCAGTACCAGCCAACGTCACATCAAACTGCTTACGCTCCGTACCAGATGCTTCCTCATAGTTGTGAAAAATCTTGACGTTTACGATGCGCTGCGTGTCCACCTGCTTGAACACGATGTCCGGGCGACGAAACACCTTCTTCTGCGCGTACGAGTTACCATCCACCCAACCCGTACGGTAATACGACGTAAAACTCGTCGCAGTACCGTTGATGTTGTCTTGTTCCTCGCCGTACAAATCAACCTTCAGCACTCTTGCTTGAGTTGGGTGACAGAACACTCGGTAATTGGTTCCGTTGTCGTCGGTCCAGTCGGTTCCACCGACCAGACCGTAACCATCATGGGTTGCAAACTGAATGTACGCACCGCTCGACCCGATTGACTGGTCAAAAACGTAGTTACGGGTCGGCTGCGTTGCGGTGTTCGTCGTGTCGAACGGCAATGCAATCCACACGCGGCGACCAGCAAACGAAACCGAATACGGTTCCGTCGAAGCAGTAGACAACTTGCCCTCGTCCACCAGCGGACGCAACGGCTCGAAGATGTCCACGATTTTCGTGCCATCGTAAAAGAACATACCTTCAGGGTTCGAGTAAAAGAACACCCCAGCCTCAGACTGTGCGAGGCTGTGATGGTTGTTGGTTCCGAGGTTCGTAGACAACTCGACGACTTGGAAGTTGTCCGACGAGTTGCCGACCAGCAGGTAGATGCCGTTCGGTTTGAAGATGACCAACTGACCAGCGACGATTGCCAGCCCACGGATACCGATACCGCCACCGTTGAAATCGAGATAATCGTCAGCCATCCAATCACCGGGCAGACCTTCATGCGACCAACGCAAACGATTCGGATACTCCACACCATTTTCGTAAGTGTGCGCCACGAACAGTTTGTTCGTGTGCGTAATCACATGCTCCGCTCGCGGCATGAAGTTACCAATCGGATTGTTGTACGGCTGCCACGTCGGACCGCTAGCAGACAACGCCGTGGCGTACGTGGCACCAGTCGTCCACTTGTAGCCGACCTTGCCGGAAGTGGCACCAGTGGCGATGTACAGCGTGTTGCCCCACGCATACATGCACGCACCATGCGACGAAGACGAAGTGACAGCGTTACCAGACGAATACTCCAACGTCGTAAAGTTCCCACCAGAAGACCACAACACGTTGCTGTTGTTCGCCAACATCAGACGCGACGAATCACCATAAAACGCATACAAGCGTTGCGGATTCCACGTCCCCGACACCGCAGTCGTATTCAACCTGTGCATACCACCACGACTAAACACCCCGCCACGCGGGTCAATCTCCACATTCAACATGTCAGGCGACTCGTTCCGAGCCAACTGAAACTGGTCAGCGCGAAGGTTCAACCCGCCAGTAAAATCGTCATACCGTTGCGTAGAAAGTCTGCTCATGACCCAAGCGTCGCCCCCAACGTCTGCAACCAGCGGCGCATCGTCGGATACTTACGACCACCCGACAACAGAAGCGGACGATGCGAACGAGCCTTCATCAAGTCGCGGCGAGCCATCGCCACACCCTCCTCAAACGAACGCTGGTACATCATCGCCATCTCATTGTCCTCTTGACGCTGATACACGCGCGCAAGCGCGTAGTACGCCAACAAGATATGAAACCAGTTGTCCATGTCAATCTCAGTAGCCGTGTTCGACAACCACGTGTACGTCGGATTACGGTAAGCGCGGACAGTCAACGGATAAACAACATCAGGCTTCGGATACAGGTGAATCTGACCGTCCCACACCGCCCAAAAATACGGGCGACCAGCAACATCCGTATTCCCCAACCAAATGTCCTCGGCGTCATCGTACGCAATCTCCGTAAACCTGTTACCAGACGCCGTGGTCTCGACAATCGAGATGATTTCCCGAATGTCCCCGATTGTGCTAATCGTGTACGGGCGCTGATTGGCGACCGTGTTCAGCGTGTACGTTTCTTGGTAGAAAGGCCAGCGTCGCTCCAAAGCGACGATGCGCTGAAACGCTTCCTTTACGAACGTGTCAAGAAGGCTGTTTGGCAGGTCAACGGTGTCCAAGTCCGAGATGTCTCGGACCATCGTGCGTACCTCGGCTAGATTCAAGCGACGTCACCGCCTTTGGCGGCTTTGCGCAGATGACCGATGCAGTACTGGGTTCCCTTAGCGCGGGGACCTTCGCATGTGTCATTGTCGGCAACGCAACGGTTGCGACCTACGTATTCACCCCCGCCAGCCTGCAGACGTGCACCATCAACACCTTGATGTGCGGGTCGTTGCCCGTTGACCGGTTGACCGTAGAAGGCGTAGGCAGGCTTGGAACCTTTCATCATCCTTAGCCCCAGTTGCTACTGCAACAAGTCGAATCCGCCCGGGCGGCCACCGCCGCCAATCAAACGGCTGTACCGAGTTGAACCTTTTCCTTTCGGCACACGAGAAGCACTCTTGACACGCATCGATTCGCCCTTCGGTTGGAATGCGCGAGGTTCAGCATTTTTCCCAGTTACAACCTGATTCTTTGCTGCAAGTTGAGCAGAGGTTTTGCGATAGTCCCGAACCACTTCTTTGCGGTCCAGATACGGTCGCTCTCGCATTACTTGGTTCACGCTTGTGCGCAAGTTGTGGCGATAAATCTTCGCCCTGCTAGCAGCAGTCTTTGCTGCCAAAGCACTAGCACCCCCGGCAGCAGCAATCGCAGCATCACGCTTACGTGAGTTGCGCTTATTCTCAGCCTTGTTGGAATCACGCTTACGCTTGTCGTCTGCGCGGTCCGCGCGACTTGTTGAAACACTTCTCTTCTTGGCCATGATTGTCTCCTACTTGAAGGTCCCCACCCCACGGAAGGGAGGTGGCATGAGGTGGGGAACCAACAAACTCAGTACTTCTTGCTCTTCTTCTTGCTCTTCATCTTGACACCACTTTTCTTGGCTTCGGCTTTCGCCATTGCCATACCCTTAGCGGTGTAAGGAAACTTCTTCTTACCTACTTGCGGCATTGCATTCTCCTTCTTGTTGATGTGGTGCGGGGCAGAGGGCTTCATCCCCCTGCCCCGACACCAACTCCCTTTACTTGCGGTACACCTTGATGGTGTTGTCCGACTGGACCACACCCACGAAGGTTCCCGACGTTGCGGCAGCAACGCTTGCCGAGCCCGTGATGGTCACATCGGTGCCACCAGCAAGCGTAATCGCGTGCGTTTCGGCAGCCTTGTTGACAATCGTGAACTCGAACGACGTGCCCGTTGACTCGTCAACCAGTGCAGCAACAATAAGTGCTGCAGTGGCGGTGGTCAGCGTGCGCGCTGCGGTCGGTGTCTGCGTGAAGAGTTTGCTCTCCAGCAGTTGCGCCGCAGTCAGCGTCGCAGCAGCGTCCGAGACAGCCACCTCAACAACCTTTTCACGGGCTGTGATGTAGTCCTCAAGACGCTTGCGCGTGATGGTTCCGCTTGTGCTATTTGGCTTCAATGGCATGACTTTTCTCCTTGTTTCCTAGTTACCGAATCAGGCAGTCTTTGCCGTGAGTTTGCCCTGCTTCGCAGCATTGCGGCAGGTCAGGTTGCCGTAGCACATGATGAGCGCGTAACGGGCATCCACATCCTCAGGGGACACGAAGCCAGTCTGCGCAAACCACTTGCCAGAGTGACCGACGAGGGTCAGGTACTTGCTGTTGAGGAAGTACACGACACCAGCGGTGCAGTGAACATCGTAGACAACCGGGGCAGCCTTGAACAGCAGGTTCTGGAAACCAGCATCTGCGGTCTTGGTGTCGGTGTAACGAAGTTGCGGCTGCAGAAGCGCCTCATACTTCTCGAACAGAGTCTGGGTCGTCAGCACCATGTCCGGGTGGTCATTACCCACCGACACGCTGTTGTACGCCGTTGACATCTGAGCAAGCGTCAGAGCCGTCGCAGTGTTCTCCTCGTACGAGCGCCAGAACGAGTGGACCGAGCGGTCGATGCCGCCGACGGTGCCCGAAGCCTCGACGAGGTTGCCGAGACCGTTCCAGTTCTTGCCCGAGTTGCCGGTGCCATCAGCGAAGAACATTTCGTTGAAGCCTTCACGCATCGACTCTTCAGCCTGCATGATTTTGGCTTCGAGCAGGTTGATGATTTCCTGCTCACCGTTGTTCTTCGCCTCTTCGATACCGCTGATGGAGATGGACGCAGCGTACTGCTTCCACTCGTACTCAGCAGCCGAGATACCCTCTTGCGGGGTGAGGCTCAGCGAGTCGTAGCCCGAGTAGGACCCGACAGTGTTGTTCTTTCCGTAGATGAGCGGCTCAACAATCTTGGTTCCACCGTTCAACATGCGGATGCGACCCTTGTCCATGAGGAAGTAGGTCAGCGGACGTGCAGTGAACACGTTGTCCGTCAGTTGCGAGCGGTAGTTCGCAAGGGTTGTCGAAAGCAGCGCATCGAAGTTGGCGTTAGCCGTCATGATGATTTGCTCCTTGGTTGATTAGTGCTAGCCCTCTAACTGCTTTTTGGCAGATTCGAAAGCGTCGCGGATACTCCGAATAGGTTTAGAAGATACGTCTGCACTCTTCGCAGAAGCACCCTTAGAAACCACTGCAGCCTCCCGCTTTGCCTCAACAATCTTCTTTTCCTCTGGTGTCACCTTCATCGCTCCTTTGGGTTTAGATTGTTCATACAAACGGTCGAATGCAATCTGTTTGTAGACTGCTTCCAGATTCGTGTTCCCCGTCGCCAACGCTTTCGCTACGACCTCGTTGGCATCGAAGAGTTCTCCGTATCTCCGTGACAAAGACTCAATCTGATTCTCCAACTCACGCATCGCCTTTTCTTGCTCGAATGCCTGAATACGAGTCTCAAGTTGCCGGTACTGCTTCTCCACAGGGTCCAAGAACTCTTCCTCTTCGGAAGTTGGTTGCTTGTTCACACCGTAGTGTTGTGAAAGCAGTTCCAGAGTGCCGCTCGGGTCGTTCTGCAAAGCCTCTTGCAAAGCCGACGCAAACTGCACCTGTCTTCGTTGCTCAGCAAGTTCCTGCGTCTTGCGCGTGTAATCCGCTTGACGCTGGTACCCATTGAGCGCCTCGGCTAACGGAACCTCGATTTCCTCGCCATCAACAGTCAACTTGACGGGCTTGTCAGCGTATTCGTCCCAAGCGAAATACTCTCGTGGTTCCCCGACCGGGGCATCACCAGTTTCGACGTCCGCCTCGACTTGCCCCTCTAGGGGTGTCTCAGTAACGTTCTCAACGGTGGAATCAATATCTTCTTGCATAGAGTCCTCCTTCTGCGGTTGCTCTACCCCTAGTACTGGGCGCTACATTATTTGCTGGTTTGGCAACTGCGTATTCGCCAACGGGGCACCCGAAGCAAGCAGTTGAGCCAGAATCTCAGGCGGAATATCAGACGGCATCGGCATGCCACCAGTAGGTGGCGCCTCAGCCGCCCCAGTGCCCGGAGGCAACCCCTGAGCAGCCATTTCAGGCGGCATACCGCCCTGCGCACCCATCATCGGCGGCATCTGGGAAATAAACCCTTGCGCCTGCTTGATACCGAAACCGTACTGCAACACGTAGGTCGCCAGTTTGCCCATGTCCAGAATCCCAGCCCCAGCAAACGGAGCCATCGCATCCACAATCTGCAACGCCCTCTGACGACGGAACGACTCATTCATCGGAGCCGTAGACCCACCCTCAACCTCGTAATCAAACTCGCCTTGGATGTAATCACGGTCAAACGTCAACCACAACGGCTGAGCCTCAGAACCAACCACACGGATTGCCTGCTCACCAGTCATAAACTGCTGGGCCAACATCACCAGACGACGGGCACACTCACCAATCGCCCGTTCAATAATCGCCAACTTGTCGCTCGCACGCGCATTCGACGCATCTTGGACAATCGCCGCCTCAGTAGCAGTACGACGAATCTCAGGCATCGCACCCTGCTGATACTCAGTCACACCAGACACACGGTTCATGTCCATCGAAATCAAATCCGACTGGTTGTAGAACTCAGGCGGATTGATAACCGCAGGCATCGGCGTAATCACATTCCCCAAATTGTCGTCCGTAATCACAGGCACCATCACGTTGTCCTCGTCAGACTCCAACGCCTGACGCCCATCCGTATCAAACGCAGTCTCCTTGTACA